TTCAGCTATTCGAGGAAAACAGCACATCACACCCGAGGGCGAAATACTTAGACCGGACTTTGTTTTAATTGATGACCCTCAAACTTTAGAATCTGCAAACTCAGTAACACAGATTGCAAAGCGAGAGGAATTGATTAACAAGGATGTTTTAGGGCTTGCGGGAGTCGGTAAAAGAATTGATGGGATTTGTCCCTGTACAATTATCGCTCCAGATGATTTAGCCTCTAAGCTTTTGAATAAAGAGATTTCCCCCCGTTGGCGAGGTGAAGTGTTTCAGATGATGAAGTCCATGCCGGATAACTTGGATGCTTGGGAGCATTACAGAGAAATCTATTACGATGCTTTACGGGCTGATGAGTACGATTATAAAAAGGTGAATGATTATTATCTTAAGCACCGCGAAAAGCTAGATGAAGGAGCAGAAGCATCTTGGGAAGAATGCAAAGACGAAACTGATATAAGCGCGATTCAATTCTCAATGCAAAAGTACCTGGAGGATGAAGATTCTTTTTTCTCAGAGTATCAGAATGCACCGAAAGCAAAGAACGAAGGCCGAAAGCTAAAGACAAAAGAAGTGCAGGAGAAAATAAACGGTTATGGGAAAGGTGTTATTCCTCAAAGCTGTTCAACGCTGACTGCCATGATAGACGTTCAGGGAGACCTTCTCTGGTGGTGCATCCTCGCTTGGGAGCAAGATGCGACGAGTTATGTAATTGACTACGGAGCTTTCCCCGACCAAAAGATTAATTATTACACTAACAGAAAAGCCCGTAAAACACTGAGCCTCACCTATCCATCTACTACGGATTTAGGCAGTCGCTTATATGCAGGGCTCACAGATCTATGTAATGAGATATTAGAACCACGCATTAGGGATGACGGTATTCATATCCAAGTTAAAAGGCTGTTTATAGACGCCGGCTGGGGTTACTCTACTAAAAAGGTTTACCAGTTTGTGCGAGAGTTTGGAAGACAAGAAGTAATGCCTTATATGGGTTTTGGTATCAAGGCATCTTCAAAGCCAATGGCGGAATACACATGCGCGGCGGGCGAATTAAACTTTAATCATTCCCGGTTAACTAAAGTGAAAGATCAGCCGATACGCCGAGCTGATGCAGATGTAAACTACTGGAAGACGAGAGTAACCGAACGCCTTTCACTAGCACCAAGCGCAAAGGGTAGTATGTCACTGTTTAAAGCCCGCCCAGAGCATCATAAAATGTTTGCAGAACAAGTAACCGCGGAGATGAGTATTTTAGTAAAATCACCCACGCGAGAGGTTGAGGAATGGAAGCACCCGAACAAATCATTAGATAATCACCTCTTTGACTGTTTAGTTGGATCTTCAGCAGCCGCGGATATGGAGGGCATAAAACCAAGCAATGATAACAATAAGCCAATGATGACCAAAGGCGAGAGATTAAGAAGGCAGAGAAAAAGTAAGGTTAAGTATTTATAATTGAAAAACCTTATCGTTATAGTATTTTTAAATAAAACAAAAAATGGAAATAAAATGACAGACGCACCAAAGAAGAGAAGAGGCAGACCCGCAAAGAAGAAAGAAGCACCAAGTTTATCTGAGGCATTAGAGGAAGCACCCGCCTTTCTGTCACCAAAGAAAGAAACTGACCACGAGCAATCAGAAGGTGGTCAGAAGAAAGCAGGGAGGCCAAAAGGGGTTAAGAGTTCACCTGTCACAAACGTGTTAGAGCCTTTGTGTAAACACTGTGAAAAAAGCGGTGTTAAGATTAAAAGAGTGATGAAGCCTATTTTATCCTTTGCTCTTGTTGATGGCAAAAAATATAATACGTTGACGCGGAAATATGTATTTTGTGACAGTTGTCAGAAGCACAGCGTTCTAATGGTTAGAGGGAATAAATAAGCTTAACTAAAGTTATTATTTTAGGTTATTACTAGATCATAGTAATAACCTTTTTTTGTGCCATTGAAAAAGGGTTTTAGTTGTCTTAGTTTTAATAAAAAATAGGATGACTCCCATAAATGCCAACTAATACGGAACGACTAGAAGCGCTCAAAGATGCTATTTATAGCGGCGCAAATGAGATTCAACTGGATGGCCAAACGGTCAAGTATAGATCTCTAGCAGAGATGGAAAGAATCGCGCTAAGTCTTGAAAAGGAAATTAGCGGAATAAACACCCGCCCCATAATTTCTAGTCTAACTCCTACACTTAGAGGCCAGTAATGTCACAGTTTGACGGGATCACAGGCGGCGGATCGAATGGCTATAACGCCTTGAAATCCGGAAACCGCAAGCCTTTAAGGAACACCACAGGAGTGAGCGAATTTTCACTTCCTGAGAGTTCACGTAAAAAAGCAATCGCTAACACAAGAGATCTACGAAGAAACTTTTCGGTTGCGGCTTGGGGCATTAGAAAGCATTTAGATTATGTTTCAGAGTTCAATTTTAAATGTAATTCAGAAGACGAACAATTAAGAAACCATGTAAACGGCTTAGTTAAGAAATGGAGTCAGCGCGGCAACTTTGATCAGTCTGGAAGATTCACACTTAAGAAAGCAGTCAGACTTTTAGAATCCAGTAGATTTGTAGACGGTGACATTTTTGGCTACAAGCTTAATAATGGACGTATGCAGTTCATTGAAGCCGATAGAGTAAAGAATCTATCTAAGCCAAGTGAGAAGATGCCTAAGCACAAGACATGGCTACAGGGCTTGCTTATCAATAATAAAAAGCAGAGCATTGAAAAAATTAGAGTCGGTCAGCGAGTAGGACAACAAATCAAGTTTTTAGCAGATGTTGATTATCGCAACATTATTCCTTTGTCATACGTTGAGAGATTCGATCAATGGCGAGGCATTAGCCCCTTATTAAGTGGTATGCAGATCTTTCAAGACCAAGCAGAAGCAAGCGAGTACGCATTGGCCAAGCTTAAGATATCTCAATTGTTAGGTGTAGCTTTTCACCGCGAAGGTAACGACCCAATCGGAAGCTTAACAAACGGCGGTCAGAGCTTAAGTGATATTGTAGACCCGGAAGACATAACTGAAGATGGTTATGCAGTTGATTTAGGACAGGGGACTTTTCAAATTGACTTAGACCCTGGCGATAAAGTTGATTTATTAGAGTCGCAGAATCCGAGCACACAAGCGCAAGATTACATGTCAGCTATGATTGACATGGCATTGAAGACTCTCGATTTTCCAGTGAGCTTTTACGATGGATCCAAAACCAACTTTGCAGGTCAAAGAGGTGATAATATAAGTTATGAGAAGAGCACAGAATCTAAAAAAGAAGATTTGCGCGAATGGCTTAATCACTGGTTTAATTGGAAAATCAAATTAGAGATTTTAAACGGTGATACCTACCTTGCACAGAACAGAGAATTAATTACCCATGAATGGGTTAGCTCTGGTTTCCAATGGTGGGATACGTCAAAGCAAGCGATAGGTGCATCTTATATGATGGCTATGAACTTAACAAGCCCACAAAGAGAATGCAAGAAAATGGGCCTTGACCTAGAGGAAATGATAAAAGAAAATGCAGAGGCTCGAAGACTTGCAAAAGAAATAGAAAACGGGTTTTTCATGCTTCCAAAAGTTGAAAAAGACGATGGAGACAGCCCCGAAGAAATGCCAGAACAAGAGGATAGAAAATGATGGATATTAAAATTTTAGGCGAAATCGGTTGGGATGTTAATGCAATCGACGTCATTGAGCAAATACAATCTGCCGATGACGAAATAATAATGCACATGCTAAGCGGTGGTGGCTCAGCTATTCATGGCTTCGGTATTTATGACGCTATGAAGGCAAGTAAGAATAAAATCACGGTTAAGATTTACGGGTTTTCAGCCAGTGCCGCAAGTGTAATAGCAATGGGCGCGGATGTAATCGAGATGGGCGAAGGCGCAATAATGATGATCCACGAAGCTAGTTCTGGTTTGCAGGGAACAGCGGGAGAACTAAGAGGGACGGCAGAAGTGCTAGACGTGTTTAATGGTCGCTTAGTTCAAGTTTATCACAATCGAACGGGAATCGAAAAAGACACCTTGGCAGAAATGATAAATAAAAATGAATGGATGAGCGTTGACCAAGCAATCGAGCTAGGTTTCGCTGATGCAAAATTAGAATCTTTCCAGGTTGCGGCCTCCGCTAACCTTTTATTAACAAAAACAAAAAAGGATACCTCAGTAATGAGCGAAGCTAAAACAGAGGCCAAAGAGCCAATTGAAGAAGTAAAGGCAGACAGTGAAGAAAAGTCATTTATGGCACACGTGAAAAGTTTTTTCACTAAAGAAGAAGTTCAAGCCGTTGTTGAAGTCGTAGAGATTGAAGCAAAAGCCGAGCCAGTAGCTAAAGAAGTTACACAAGAAATCAAGTCTGATAAGTCAGATTTGAAATCTTACATGGCTAGTTTTGGCGATGCAGAAGGCGCAAAAATGTATGCTGACGGCATTACTTTTGAAGCCGCGCAACAAAAACATATTGAAAACCTTAATGCAAAACTAGTTGAAGCAGATTCGAAAATTGCAGATCAATTAGTCATCATCGAGGCAAGTAAAAAAGATAGCGGTGGTGAAGCTCTTGCACTTAATGTGACAGAGCCGAAAGCCTCAAATAAACCAAAAATCAGATTCGCAGATTAATTAAAAAAAGGAAATATTAAAAATGGCTAATAATTTTAAAACAGTTGCAGAAATTGTAGCAATCACAGGCGCGGATTTTTCAGACGCGGAAATGAGCGATATTCTTAATGACGCCCCTGCACTCGAAGCAATGGGTGTTATTGAATCATCTAACGGTAAAGATCACAAGTATGTAAAAAAGACAGCTCCTCCTGTTGTCGGCTTTATTGGTAACGGCGTAGGACGTGACTTTTCAAAGCTCACATCTATTCCAATCACAGACGTATTACAAGCAATTGACGGATCAGTAATGATGCCTAAAGTGGCGGCTGATGCTTCTGATAATCGCGAAGCGGTTGTAGCAACTGAAATCATGGAACACTTGAAAGCTTCATTCTTTGAGTTTGAAAAGCAAATCTTTAACGGCACTAATAACGCCGCAACAGGTTTTGACGGTTTCGCTGATACAGTTAATACTCTTGCTGACGGTCAGTTTATTAACGGTGAAGGTACTGGTGGCGGTTCTGTTTATACATCAGTTTATATGGTTCGCGTAAACGGCTCAAATAACGGTGTCACACCAGTTGTTAATAACGAAATTGAAGTTGGAACAACTCTTACAGTTTCGCACGATCCAGGTGATGGCAAGAACGCACCTTTCTATTATACACCTATCATGGGTTATACTGGACTCCAGCTTGGTAATAATTACAGTATTGTCAGAATCGGTAATTTAGATGCAACTAATACAATTACTGATGATCTCTTATCACTAGCTTTAGAGAGTTTCCCTGCGGGCCAACAGCCAACGCACATCTTTATGAAGCGTACACAGCGCGGTGCACTACAGCGTTCAAGAGTTACTTACAGCCCGACAGGCGCACCAGTTCCGGTTCCTTCAGAATACGAAGGTTTGCCAATCATCACGACTGATGCACTCGGCCAAGTCGAAGATGAAATAGTATAATTCATGGGGGGATTTAGTTATCTAGCGGTAGTACTTCACAACACCATTTATGGTGCTGAGGGGGAAACCGTGACGTATACGCTCAACACTGCTTTAAGTGGTGGGCTTACAACTGCGACATTTGACGC